AACATCAAGGAAGTTATGAACGTCCCAACCATACTCTTCATAATTAAGATCTCCAATAGAAAGAACTCCTTCCAACTTTGGATCATCATTGACAGCTCGGTTGATTCTGTTTTCATGATTGCCTAGAGTCAATACCAACTGTGGTTTGTATTGCTTTTCCTTATTTTTCTTAGCTCGTGCATTAAACTCCCATATCGGAGACAGGAAGCTAACCATAGCGCTCTTACTCGCTTCAATATCTGAGATGTAACGTCTGCCTTCAAAGCTTTTCTTTCCAACATCGTAATTAGATAAACTAGGCATATCTGCAAAGTCTCCAATACATACGATTGTATCAGGCTTCTTTTCGACAGCATACCTACCGATTTTATTGAGGTAACTAAAGTCAACCCCAGGTTTTGCCTGTACGTCAGGCAGGACTAAATGTTTCGCCATTTGCTAAAATGAATCCTACGTTTGCTAATGAATAGGCAAAGAATGACAGAGCCATTCCAACATTACCCTTGAAGAAGTAATCTAAGGATACACCGACGTATATTAAGCCAGTGATACCCAACAAGATGTTGCTCATTGGACGTGTTCAGATTTACCCGAAGCAATGTCTGTCTCTGTATATTTAGAAGTGAATGGTATAGCACCCATCTGTAACAAAGTGTTGAGACCAATCTTTAAGATGAAGTCCAGCTCTTCTTGTTCTAGTTCACCTTGGAATTTAACTGTGCCATTCTCTGTTTCAATACTTTTATTTATTAGCATATTTCTTTGATATTTCTTTCTCAAGTTTAGTTTTTTCTACGTGGCATACTTTACACAGTACTTGCAAGTTCTTACCTTCACAAAACATTCTGTCGATGTATGTATCCCAAGATACAAATCCTTTCTTGGGGTCAACGACAGGCTTTATGTGATCTACTTGCACATTTTTCTGTGTATACTCTTGCTCACACATTGCACATAAATAATGTTGTGCTAAACGTCCTGTTGCTTTATTGATCTTTTTCTCGGTTTTGGCAGCATTAAGTGTTTCATACTTAGGAGGCCATTTGCGACTCCCTGCCCTGAGTGTAGATGTTACAAAGCTTCGGTAACGGGCTTCTGTCCACTTCCCACCATTTCTCATGTAGGAAACTTCCAGACTTCATCTTCTTGACGTCTTATCCATAAACATATTCCGTTCATGAGAAGGCGTTCATCGTCGCCATAAAGATTACGTACAAACTCAAACATGTCAAGCTCATCGTCGTAACTCTCCAGCTCTGCAATAGTAGACTCGAGCTTTTTGGGGACGCTTTGTCGAGCTTTCCCATCAAAGCCAAATATATTGTCAGTACGATCGCCCATGATAAGCTGATAATAGAAGTGGCGAATAGCAGGGATTGGAAATTGTTCACGATGTGTTCCTGTTACAAAATTAAAATGTTCTCCAGGAATCATCAACAAGTCTTTATCTATGGTACAAATGACAGTGTCTTTGTTAGCCATTTGATAAATGCCCATGGCATCATCCGCTTCTTGGTGGTTTTCTACTGATGCTCCCCATTCTGTACAAATGTATTCACGGACTTGCTGTAACCATTTAGGTCTAGGCGTGTCCTTACGATTGGCTTTGTACTCAGGGTTGAATTCGTATCGAAAGTTATCACTACCAGTTAGGTAAGTTTTATAATTGTCGCTTTTGGTTTCCAACAAGATGCGACGTATCAGTTCATCTGTGCGAACAAGAGCTACCTCTACAGGTTCATTCTCACTCGCAGCAGAACAACGATACGCCACAATGTCAGCATCGATTAGTGCTGTGGTCATTTAGCCTTTTTGTTACGTGCAGAAATTGCGCTGGCTTTAGCCTTAGCATCTGCTTTAGATGATGCACCCCAAGCCTGTAAGGACAGCTTAAGACGGGTAGGTTTACCATCCTTCTCTTCTGGTCCAGGCATACCACCCATACGTGCTAGAAAAGAAGCACGTCGTGGATTGTCTCCTGACTTAACAGGAGCCTTTAATGTACCACCTGTTTCAGCTTTGTAAGAGGCACGGCCTTTTGCGTTAAGCCCACCCTTTGGATTCTTACCTTCTTTCTTTTGCCAAGCAGCTACCATTATTTACCTTTCTTTGGTTTCTTTGCAGTTTTAGCAGAGTCAATGAAATCTTGTTTGGTTGGAGCATTTTTACTACCAACCTTGTTCATGTGTTCACCAGAACCTGCTTTAATACGTTCTTTTTTTGCGTTAATGTTTGCATACAATCCAGGTTTTGTAGCCATTACATGCCTTTCTTTGCAGGAACTTTACCGCCTGCTTTACGCTTGACATCCAAAGCAATTGCTACTGCTTGCTTTTGGGGCTTACCAGCTTTCATTTCTGTTTTAATGTTTTCAGAAACAGCTTTACTTGATTTAGATTTCTTTAAAGGCATTAGTACTCCGCAGATTGTATAAAATGATGTAGGAAAGTAGCAAGCACATCTACCTCTTTCTCATCATGTTCATCTTTACCTAACATGTAAAAGATTGCATGAATGAGTTCATGGTAGAAGGTTTGTTCCTTAACCTCTTGCATAACATTCTTCTTCAGAATGATTTGTCTAGTATCACGGTTACAACTTCCTAAGAGATTGTAATCATGTATTTGTGTGACTGTCCATGTAGAACCAGCCAGATTAAATTGTTTAGGTATTTTCATATAAGAAAGCTGATAGGGGGACTCGAACTCCCATTCACCCCATTAAAGGAGCATTCTACCAATTGAACTATATCAGCTAAAAGGGTTTCGATTTAGTCTTCAACTAGGTAGGGTGGAAAGCCAGAAAAAGCCCTACGTCAACATCCTCGATTGCTGGCTTGACAACCCTCAAAACTATGGGCAGACGTTACGGTTTTGATCCGTTTCTACGACTTTCACAGAATCGTGTGCTACCATTACACTAAACGCTGCATTATTTAGTCTACCTGTGGGAAGTCGTCAGACATCTCACTGATAGGACCAAGTGCCTGTTTACCAAACACATAGTCTTCAAACTGCTTGGCTATGTCGACCACAGCCTGTGCACTAGGTGCAGTCTTAGCGCCAACAGTAAGCAAAGCAACAGCACTGCTGAGAGAGCTTTGACGAACAATGAGAACCTGACGTTGGGCACGTTCTTCTGGGGTCTCATAGGTGCTACGAGGGCTTGCTGCAGCAGGTTTACCAGCAACACCACCCGACGATGCAGACGCAGGACTAGATGCCCCAGCTTCCGCTTTCGCCATCGAGACCCAGTCGTTGTAGCCTTTGTCATTCTTAACAATTGTAACCTCGTAACTTTCGCCTGGCTGTGCAAGAGCCAATGTTGAGAAGCTATCTTTGGTTGCACCGAAGGACATGACCTTCTTACCTTCTACTTTGCCTTGGAACGAGTTGTTCTTGTAAGCAACGTCAGCGGTTTGATAGCTACCCTTAGCGGTAGGTACTGTTTTAATGTCAACAGACAAGATTGTAATGTTCATAATTTCCTTAAATTATTAGTGTCTATACTATTATTGTAACACGTTTTAATCTCCGTGTCAAGAGAATTTTTGCATATCTTTCATGTTCATGCCATACTTGCTCTCGCAAGCCATAGGAGTAGTCCAGTTATACCCAAACACAGACTTAATTCTGCTAGGAATATCAGTAAAAACGGTTTCAAAAATTCCTCGTATTTGATCGAGGTATCTTTGTTCAGTGTCAATAACAATGGAATCATGCACAGTAGAGATAAAATCACAAGGGATTCTGGCATCCTGTATCCTTTTCTTAGCCATTATTCTAGCCATCATCATAACGTCAGCACCAGTTCCTTGAACGGGATAGTTTGTAAGAGTTGTCCAAGGTATTTTAAGTTCTCCTCTATAGTCTCGCTTGGGGGGACAAGACCAACTTCTACCCATGGGTCCAACGATTGGGTTACCACCCATGATGATATCTTTCCATTTTCTATGACAAGCGTCAATGCCTGAGTACTTTCTGTAGAAGCGCTCATTCATGTCGTCCCAAAAGTCGGGACTGGTTGATACGTGCATGAAGTCAGGATCATTAGCGAAAGACCAGCCAGAGCCACGATAAATGGTTCTGAATAAAAATATCTTAGCGATGAGCCTTGAAGGCAGGCCAAAAGCCTCTTGATTTTTAGCATGGGTGTCTTCCCCTCCTAATATTTCTTGTATACCTACGTCGTCTTTGGCTAGCTCTAATAGTGTACGCCACTCTAGTTGACTTGCGTCACATTGTATCAGCATTACTTTCTTAGGAGGGCTGCTGCGGGTTTGTTTGGATAGGTGTTAATGGCATTCTTAATCTCCATAAAATACCCAGGGTAGTGCATCTGGAAATCCATTAGCACTCGCTTAACTCCATGTTGTTGTAACAAAGAAGCAAAGTTGACAAGTCCGTCGTTATACTCAAGTTGTTTTATTTCAGTCATAATCTCCTTCTTTTACTTCTGTAAAGCCACAGTCATCACATTGTGAATATTTCCAATGAGGTTGTGTATACATTGGACCTCCACATGCAGGACACTCATACTCATCTTCTTCTACTTCGTCATGCATTTCTTTTCTCCTTCTCCGCTTCATATGACCAATCCCGTAATGCCCAAGGGAGGTCTCTGTTTGCTTGTTCTATTTCCTCTTTAGTGTACGTACTTGGAGACAAATATGTCTTGGAGTTCGCTAGCAAAGTTTTGCAGATTTGGTCTAGAACTAGATAGCCGACCTGTTTGCGCTGTTGTCTGATTGAAGTTGCCATGTAGCATTCCCTCTTCCCAATTCATTTCTTTTCTAAGTTTAATAAGACCATTGTAGTATGTACCGTTGAGTTTCTCTAGTTTGGATAGCTCTAGGAGCATATTCACAAGAGACTTATTACCCTTCAGCTTACGCAAGGTTGCTTCATCTGTGGCATAGTTACCTGCCTTTGCCATCTCACTGCCTTTAAGGGGCTGATATATTCTTGGCAAACGATGTTCAATAATTATATTTTTGTATTTGGGTTGACCCGCCTTAGTCCCTGTTTTATAAAATCCAACATGCTCTTTACCATCTTCTTTAACAATGCCACCATAAAGAAAGGCAGAAAGATGATCGTTAGAGGCAAAATTAATAGGAACGGTAGAATAGATAGCTTCGAGTTTTCCCTTAAGCGCTGATATTTTGTCATCAACCTCCTTAGCTCTAGTGACACATAGTTGTTCGTTGAACGGAATGCCGTTGGCTTCCATCTCTTGTAATATTTTCAAATCCTGACACATAAGAAAACACAGCTTTACTTGGGCAGGCGTCATTAGCTTTCGTTGAGCATGGTAACAAGCAAGTGTTAGCTCGGCATCTCTAGTCGCATAACTAGCCAGCACATCCCAAGGTATTTTATCTGTGTCTATTCCTTTGTCCCAATATTCTGTCTTAACCACATCAAGCTTTGCTTCCAGCCCGTAACGCTCACATGTCTCATTCAGGCTTGGGAATCTGTTGGTTTGGTTTGACAGGATAAATTCAGCGATTTGTACATCCCATATCTGCTTGTTGCTTAGCTGATAGACCCCGACTTTGAGAAGCCACGCGAGATCAAACTTGAAATTGAATCCAATAACCAAGTCGACACTTTTAACATCACGTATGAGAGTCCTAAGAGCGTCCATACACATAGCACCAGAGCGATTATCTGAGGCAAAGCTAATACATACAAGTCTATTACGTTGGTCATAAGGATTTCCTTTATTAAATGTTGTTGTTTCTGTGTCTAAGGCTAAGATGTTCATGCGTCATAATACGTGGTCATTACTACATCAAATTCTGCGTTGTAGGTAGCCTTGGAGTCAGTCCAATCCTGCTCACAAGCACCTTTGTAGGCATCTGCTCCATCGTAAGTAGGGAACACACCACACACGGTGGTATTGTCTCCTAAATAGCGCACCACTACATAACAGTTAGCTCGGTGTTTTGGAAATTTCATGTTTCATCCCTTCTAATACCTTTACTAGTTTCGCTTGCTCCATTATCCTACAACTAGATATTGTTGTTGGATGGAACATACGACCTGAGACAGCGCTTTCCTGTCCTTCTAAGATTGTAAAGAACT